GGTCCGCCGGAAGGCATAGACCTACTGATGAGGGTCTCGGGGTGATACGATGAGGCAGGGTTTACCCCTGCATCATCATAGTATCGGGTTGTACCCCCTGTCAAAGTAGGTTTGTCACTTTTTCTATAAAATGTGCCAGTTGTGCCAGAAAGTTAAATATATATATATTAAGGAATATTATTAGAGCTGTTTTTCCAGAACGTAGTTCGCCTCTAATAATATTCGCCATATAAGTCAGGTGGGATTTTTTTTTCTCACCCTTATATATAGAATGAACCCCGTCTGTGGATTTGATTTTAGATACAACGCTGGTGACTATACACCAGAACAAATTACAGAATTCCTTACAGGAATAGCTAAGAAGTTTTGCTTCCAAAAAGAATGTGGTGACACAGGATACATTCATTACCAAGGGAGACTATCCCTAATCAAGAAAAGAAGAAAAATGGAAGCTTTGAAATTATTCAAAGTTCCACCCAATTATTTTGAACCCACAACGAACCCAGAGTTTGCCAGTGGTGACAGTTTTTATCAACTCAAAGAAGACACTCGCATAGAAGGTCCTTGGAAAGATACTGATATTCAAAGAGTTTTAACTCATCAGCTGTCAATATTCAATAAATACAGTTTATACCCTTATCAAGAAGCGCTTTTAAAAAAAGCAAGCGAGTTTTGTATGAGGACTATTGATTTAGTTTATGACCCGAATGGGAACATAGGTAAATCTATTTTCAGTGAGTATCTAGAATACTCTGGTGTCGCGGAAGAGATACCTCCCTATCGTCTTATGGACGATATATTCTCCTGGGTTGCTTCCAGACCAATTAAGAAGTGCTATATAATAGATATGCCTCGTGGTATGAAGAAGGATAAACTAGGTGATTTCTACTCAGGAGTAGAAGTTATAAAAAATGGTGTAGCATATGATAAGCGTTATGCTGCCAAAAAAATAAGGTTTGATAGACCTCGTATATTTGTCTTCACAAATGGTCTCCCAGAATTTTCATTAATGAGTAAAGATAGGTGGAACGTCTGGACCGTAGATAATGAAAAAGAGTTAGTTAAATATAATATTTAGAAAAAAGAACTTAAAGAGAAAAATTATAATATATTGTAATAGTATAATGTATTACCCGAGAAAACGAGGATTTTCCAAGAAGCCAGCTGCTAAGAAGCGCGTTTATAGGAGAGCACGAGCCGTGCCCTATAAATCCAAGAGCAGTTTTGCCAAAAAGGTTAAAGCCGTTTTAACTAGAAACGTAGAAACAAAAAGTATCCAATACTTTCAAGATAATGTTCCTGTGAGTGATTACCCGACAGGTGCATATCTAGGAGGACCTAACACACTCTTTACTGGTGTTCTGTCACCTGATAGTTTCCTAACTCCAATCGCATTAGGAACATCTTCCAGTCAGCGCATAGGAAATAAAATTACTCTTAGTAAGGTTACCTTACGTGGTATGATTAATCCACGCACGTATCAAACCACTAATACTACTGAAAGTCCAAGTAATAATGCTCCTAGTCCATTTTTATTTAAAATTTGGATAGGGTATCAAAGAAATACAGCATATAATGAGCCAGAAGCTGATTATCCTAACTTTTTTCAAGAAGGAGGAACTAGTGCCAGTCCTAGTGGAACATTAATGGATACATTTAGAAAAATAAATACTGATAAATACGTTGTATGTGCTACACGTATGTTTAAAGTTGGTCCACAGAGCATAATTACATCACAAAATACTCCTGTTGTTGCTAATAATCAAAATTACGCAAATAATGAATTTAAATTTTGTCAAAGATTTTCATTTGATGTTACGAAGCACTGCGTTAAAGCAGTCAAGTATAATGATACAAATAATCAACCTAATACTCGTGGGTTGTTTTGGTGGGTCGAAGCTATTGACCCTACTGGTACAACTTTTACTGCTGGTAGATTTCCTGCCGAGATGAGTTATGAAGTTGACATACAATACAAGGATGCGTAGACATTTTGACTTTAAAATAAGAACGAAGTTAACCGGTCCGCCGGAAGGCATAGACCTACTGATGAGGGTCTCGGGGTGATACGATGAGGCAGGGTTTACCCCTGCATCATCATAGTATCGGGTTGTACCCCCTGTCAAAGTAGGTTTGTCACTT